GTGAAGCAGGTAAGTGCCTTAGAATACGATACAGAGCAGATTATTAGTAAGCAATAAGTTTCTTCGTTTTGTTGCGGCGATAACCGCTGAAAAAAAAAAATGCAGGCAGTCGCCACGTTTAGTCACGCGATAGCGTCTCCACCGCGTCCCCCGTCCCCCGCAAGGGCGAAGCCCTTGCCCTTCCAAAACAGGCTGGTAAGGGCTCTCGATACGTAGTGACTGCCGTGACGGCGCGAGCCGGTGGGCGTGTGTGTAATACGCCCACCTTTTTGAAATTTCCTCTTGACAACTCCTTCATATTGCGGTAACATTTAGCCATGGAAATGAAAGGTGGTTTCTCACATGAAAACGGTTGTTAAACTTGACTATGTTACTTTTGCTTTTGAGCAGGGTTCAATCTCTATTTCCAAAATCGAAGATGCTCTTGCTCAGTGTGATTTGCACTTTGTGCAGACTTCCAACGCAAGTGAGAATTCCCCTTACAATTCCCCTGCGGGCCTTTTCTTTAAGCCGAACAACGGCGCGAAACAGTCTCCGCACTCTTTGCAAGTGTCCGGTCATGGTTGTGAGCTTTTCCGTCCCACATTGCCGCGGCTCGCTTCACTGATGCAGGATGGTCACGAATTTGGTCACTTCTCTCGTCTCGACTTTTGCTTCGATGTTGTTATGACAAAGCAACGGTGGCGCGAGTTTTATTTGGGTGTTATTTCTGCTTCTGTCGATGATATGAATTACCCTGAAAAAGCCCGTAAGGTTCGCAAGGTCATGTATCAGGGCTACGGCGATTCCACTACCGTTTATATCGGTCGTAGAACGTCTTCTGCTGTCTTCTGCCGTATCTATAATAAGTCCCTGCAAGACCCTGAAAAAAAGCTTTGTACGGCTTCTGGTGAGTTTCTGGATTGCCCTGATGATTCCTATATCATTCGTTACGAGATTGAATTTAAGTTTACTTCTCGTGTGCGTTCTGGTTCTCGTTCCGTCTATGACCCGTCTCCGCTTTTCTGGTTTTACTATGAAGACCCTGAGAAGCTTTTCTCCTATCTTCGTAAAGTCTGGAATCGTTACGGAAATGAAACTCTTCTTCCCGATGGCTGGGAAGATATGCAGTTCGTGACCGATATCGAAGCCCGTGGCATTCATTACACTGATGACTTTTGGCATCCCCTTAGTGATGACCTTGCTAAGAAATTTTCCGTTTCTATTCATACCGAAGAACAGAAAATGTCTTATGTTACGAATATCTTTGGTCATCGTATCATTGATATCCTGCTTTATCGTCCTGAGCTGCTCTTCCTTGCTTGTTGTAAGTGGGAACAGTATTATAATGAGCGTCTTCCGTTCTCCCCTTTGGCGTTGACACAGGAAGTATCTCAATTCGCTGAGTCTTCGCGCATTGCTGTTGAGGAGTTCCGTGAAGTTGTTGAAGACCCCTCTCCCTTTAGTGCAGATGGGTTTGATGATATATCTTTATTCTGATGAAAGGATGGTCACTCTATGAAGGTCACTGTAGTTGGTAAGTCCCACCGCGCTGGCAAGTCAAAAGCAGGCAAAGACTATGATTTTACAACCATCATGGCAGAGTTTGACATGCGCGCAAACGATGATAACTCCGGCGTTCAGGTTGATAGAATCAATGTCGAATCTTGGATGATGCCGTATGCGCTCATCGTTGTTGGCGCTATGTACGATCTGGACTTTGACCGCAACGGCTATTTGCTTGGAATTGAGGAAGTCTAACTTCCTTTGTTCAAACCTAAATTTCATTTCCTATGGGAGAGTGGTTCGCCGCTCTCACATGGCGGGTTGGTGTAATGGTAACACACAAGGTTCTGAGCCTTGATTTGGTAGTTCGAATCTATCGCCCGCAACCATTGTCGTGAGTGACTTTCGACAAAAAAACGTTTGCCGTGATAGGGGGGTGTGCGAATTGAAGAAAAAGCATGCGTTTTTCTTGACGCGATTCGCCGCCCTTGTTGCGGCTCTGGTTATCTCTTTTTCTCTTCCTGTTTCGGCTTTGGCTGCTTCTGATACGGAAGCGGATATGCCCTCTCTTGATGATTTTTATAGTCATCATGGTTCTTGGTTTGTTTGGCGTAAGCTTATTTACAGTGGTATAGATTGTTTTGAGCTTCTTTGCTCTCCTATTGCTGTTTCTGGCTCTTCTTATACATTGCCGTATTCTATTTCTTATTCTACGGATGCATTTGATGTTTCTTATTTAGCTAACGATTCTGGCTTAGCCTATGATTATGCTTGCGCTTTTCCTTATCCTCTTCGCGGTGCTTCTGGTCTTTGGTCTGAACTTCCCTCTTTTCCTATTGGTTTTGGCTTTTCCCCTCAAACTTCTGTTGTTCGCGTTTATTCTACTTCTCCTCAACCGTCTGGAACTTATGGCTTTTTAACTTCTTCTTTTAGCCGTTCAGACCGTATTCTTTCTTTCGGTAATACTGCCGGTTCTTCTTCTGGCTCTTCTACTGATACTTTAGATTCTTTCACTTTTTCTTCCCCCTTTTATTCATATCCTTTTGCATTCCGTGAATCTACTTCTTCTTCTGCAAGTGGCTATGTTTTACAGGGTGGTGACTCTTCGTTTATTGTTCCTCCTAATGCTTATTCTAACTTGAGGAATATTAACCTCAATTCTAATCGTTATCTTTTGGGGACTCATTCTTTTGTTCCTTATCCGTCCGGATATACTATTCCTTCTTCTGATATCGGTTTTGTTTTTGTGCAAAAGCCTTCTTCTTCCCCTGTTTATTCTGCTTCTGCCTTTGATACTACCGCTTCTTTCGCTTTTTCTCTCCTTGTTCCTGCTTCTCTTTTGCCTGACGTTAAGCTTGGTGGCTGGCTGTCTGATTCTCCAGAGGATTTACAAGATGCCATTACTAACGAGTTTGATATTGATTCTGATACTCTCACAAACTCCAAAAATGATTTGAATTCTTGGAATTCTGCTTCCTCTGTTGATTCTGATATTGCCTCCGGTGCTTCTGGTCTTCTTGGTGCTCTTTTCCAGAATTTAGGCACGTTTCTCTTTTCTGTTTCTCTCCTTTGTTTTGGTGCTGTCTTTCTCCGCATGCTTATTAGAAAGGCGGTCGACGGATGACTTTTCTTGATTTCTTCAAATCAGTTTTCGGGCTTTTCGGTTCTGGTGGCGTTCTCGTTATTGCCGTTGTTGTTTTCCTTGTCGGCCTCGGTATTTATAAGTTCGTAAAGGATTGGTTGCCATGGTAGATTTTGTTTCCGCTCTTGGCGTTTTTACCTCGTTTATCGCCAATGTGCTTTCTATTTCCTTTTTTGGCTTCGGTACTTTTGGCAACTTTATTTTGGTTTGTCTTCTGCTTTCGCTTGTTGGTTTTGTTCTCCGTGGCCTTTGGGATGGAGGTGATAAATGATGGAAGTCCCTGCTATTATCAAAACTTGGGTTGATTCTGACGGCGTTACCGTCTATACTGTGCAGTATAAAGATGGTAGTACTTGTGATATGACCGTTCAGCAGTATGACTATCTCAAGGCATCCGCGCAGGCTGTCGCCGATATGGACGTTAAAGCCGCTGCTGAATCTCCCTCGGAAGCTGCTCCTGCTCCCGAGCAACCCGCGCAGCATATTACAGAATCTCCAGACCTCCGCGACGGCTATGTGCCGGAGGAGGTTGAATTGCCTTTTGATGGGAGTTTGACTGCTTATGATGACCGCGCCGCAGATACTCCGGCTTTGTATTCTAATCTCCCTAACGTCTCTAATAGTTTCACTTCTATTATGGATTGGTTCGGAGATACGTTTTTCATCGAACGCACTGAGACGGTGCATAAGTCCGGCTATACGTCTGAAAGGTATTCCTATAACAGCTCGACTCAACTTATTCAGCTCCCTTATGAGGAAGATGCCACTACTACGTCTCAGGTTCTCAATCCGCAAGCTTGCGTTTCTGCTCTGCTTGTTGTCCTTGTCTTCATTACTACTGTTACTTGGATTAAAAACGCGATTTGGGGGCGCATGAGCTGATGGAAATTCTCCCTTTACAGTATTGTTTTGGTATCTTTTCTGTCCCCGAAATTGGTTATTTCATTATCTTCGCTGCTGTCTTCTCTATGTTGGTTCTCCTGCTCCGTCCGTGACAGGTGCCATAAATATTTTTATGAAAGGATGATGACTTCAGGGCCCTACTGCTTCTATTCTCGCCACGCTGCTTTCCTTGGTCGGTGAGTTCTTCACTTCGATGATTACTTGGATGGGTCAGCTCATTGATTTCTATGAGTCTCAGCCCATTCTCCTCGTCTTCGTGATTCTCACTATCGCGGGCATCGTTCTCCGTATCCTCCGCCGCTGGATTCCTGGACGCTCCTAATGATTTAGAGAAAACGCCGCCGACCATTTTTTATGGTCGGCGACGTTTTCGCATTTAGAAAGGATTATATGTTATGCTTTATGGTATTCTTATCTTTTGCATTTGCTGGCTTTTTGTTTATATCGATAACTATTGCAAAAACCCCTACAAACTTGAGGCTGTTGTTGGTTCAAAAGGCTCTGGCAAGTCTCTGTATATGTCTCGTGTTGCTGATAAGTGGCTACGTGCTAATAAGGGTCTTATCTATAGTAATATGGGTATTGGTTACGAGTTAGAGGCCGAATACTGGAAACAAACTTTTCTCCCTGATTCCCTTATTCTCATCGATGAAATTGGTGTGTTGCACTCTAACCGTGATTTTAAAACTATGCCCCGTGAAGCAGTTGAGTTTTTCAAGATGCAGCGCAAATATCATTTGACGATTATTGTATCTTCTCAGACCATGGATTTTGATAAAAAGATTCGTGACCTCTGTGACCGCATTTATCTCTGCAACCGTATTGGCTGGTTCTGTCGTCTCACTCCCTATCGCTCCTGTATCGCTATGGAACATCGCCCCGAGGGAGGCCAAGAACTGGTCAATACGGTGCGTAAGGCGGGGCGGGCGCGGTGGTATACCATCCCCAAATCCGTGAAGCAGGTAAGTGCCTTAGAATACGATACAGAGCAGATTATTAGTAAGCAATAAGTTTCTTCGTTTTGTTGCGGCGATAACCGCTGAAAAAAAAAA